TTCAGAGCCTGGAATGTTGCAGGAACCACTGTTTTTTCACCCTTCTTGTATGGCATTGCAACTGCTCCGGTGGCTGTACATTTAGGAATTGTAATCGTCCTGAGATATCCGTCCGGTGAAAGTCCAACGATCTTGATTGATAGTTCCTTTTGTACTCCACCATCAAGTGTTATGATATTACCTGACCTTACACTGCCAGCCATAGCCTTGTCCATGTTATAAAGCGATCCTTCAGCCATATTGCAGGTGACGGTTAATGATTCACCGACTATCGGGCGTGCAACCGGGAATGTTTCTTCTATGACCTTGACATCCATCGTCTCGGCTGAATATTCCAGAGTTACGCCGTCCTCAGTGTAACCAACATCTGTAAACGTGCCAAAACACAAAGCCGGAGCGGTTCCTCCTGGTTCGATTGTGTAAGTGACATTATTAACCATGACGGTATCTATATAGCAGGTACGAGCCGGTGATGTCTCCCAGAGTTCTAATCTAACACGAGATAGAATCCAGTCGCTAGCATCATCTACAGCAGCCTCGCCATCTATAGCGGCTTCCATTCCGCTCATAGCAGTTAATGGCCCCCAATTAAAGAATGATGTTCCTGTTTCTCCAACACCTCCATAACCGCCTAAATCTGCATCGGCTAGTATTGACTGCACCCATGCAGCAGTCCCCAGATATGACTGCAAACCAACCCATGTGATCTCAACCCATGCGTCAGAGTTTGGATCTTCAAAACGAAATTCCATCTGCGCGAAGTTTCCGGTCACAGCCGAGCAATGGTGATAAAAAGCATAATGACTTGCAGATATTCCAGTTGTCCAATTTGCCAGTGTTATGCCCGTAGGTGGTGTAAACTGCACATGTGCGCTGCCATCGCTACCTGAGCCGTTCTTGTAAAGTTTGGCTGAGTAACTACCAGCCTGCTGCTGGACGGTAGACCATTCGGCGATAGATTCATCATACGGTGATTTGATAGATAATGTTGCTACTCCTACTAATACGTTTGCGATTGTGCTCATAATTACCTCCTGTAAATATTAGCTTTAGTTGATTCCTTTTTAATCTCAGGAGGTTTTTCTTTTATCTCCTGAATTTCCTTAATTTTCTTCTTTGCCATATGTCCCCCTATCTGACCTGTATATCGAAAAATGCCAGCACATAATAGAGATTAGAGTTATCCGGATCACGCATATCCTGCCCTTGTGATTCCTCTCGCGCTGAGAGAATTTTATAACTCCCAATCGTTGTATTCTGAATACCCTGTAACGCATCATAGAGTGCCCTATAAACCGCCCGCGCATCTATAGGATTGTCATCGTAACAACGAAATTGCACAGATGGTGAAATAATCCCAGGAATATAAGGGTCTGAAACTCCACCTCTTATTGAGTATGCAATCGCAGGGAGAGTATAGCCTGCTTTCAGAGACGGATTATATATACGTGTGGAAACCAAGGCGGTTAATCCTGTCTGTGTAACTAAAAAATCACGTATGGCTTTATTTGCGTCAATCATAAATATGCCTTCATTCCTTTAGGGAGTTTATCAATATGTCTATCGAGTGCAGGCCTGAAATAAGGTTGAGCCTCCATTTTAGAAGTGCCTGTTTCGATATACCCTCCATAACCTGATGTTGAGTTTATTTGCCCGGTGATATCATCTGATTCATACTCAATCGAGCGCCTATTATTGCCTGTTAATACGGGCGATCCTTTTATAACATCGTTGCCGATCAAAACAACAACTTCTTTTAACGATTTAGAATAAGCCTTTCCTACTTTATCTTTAGCCTCTTTTGTTTTTAGATTAAGGGTTAGTGTTGTTTGTATTTTCACTTTGCAGTCCTGAGAAAGCACTCCATATGATTATCTCCGCCCTGACGCTGAGTAGCGGATATAACCTCGTATGTCCTGCTATCCAAAATAACACGATCTCTCTCTGTTATATCTATATCGCCCAGAAAAAGTTGTAAATCAGCAATGACAACTTCGGCACCCACCATAATCTCCCGATTTCTGGGAGTAGACCATCGGCAGGGTTCGTCTGTGTGAAGATCAGCCCATGTTTCGGCGGGATTGCCATAGTCATCCTGGGCGCCTTCCGTATATCTCTGAATGGTACAAGAGTTTACAAGCAACGAATCATAACTCATTCAATCGCCTCGTCCTCGTCAATATCAGTGAAGTTCATTTCTGCCCAATCAAGAGACGGCGCATTAGCATCGTTCTCTCTTAATCGAGTAGCAAGGTCTAGTTTATTAGAGACTAATTTTTTAGAGTATGAGTAATCGCCTATGTGTTCACTATCGGCGTATTCGGATAAATAAGCCGCCCATGATTCCAGTGCGGCAGCAGACGCTAGATTTACCGATCCTTCAAGGTCTAAGAATATTTGGAGTTCTTCATCAGAGAATTTAGCTCCGGCGGTGTCCTGGATTATTAATCTAATTTTCCCGATGTCAGTGGCAAGGTCGTAGCTTATTGTCATGGCAACTCCTATTTATGTGTAACTGTTACGCTGCCAACCCAATCGGTCACGTCCAGATAAATACCATCGTCCATTTGACAATCATAATTTAGCGTGACGGGAGGCGCAGATACCTGAACAGCAGAGCGTAAATGAATCGTGCCTATAAGTGCACCCGCGTTAGAAACGCCATCATAGACCGCTATCTGGCCGACCGTAGTCGTGCCGTTAATAGTGATATTATGTAAAACGCATTTACCAGTCTTGACAAGTGTGTCTGCTGTTACATTCGTTTTATCCCACGGAAAGTCTATTGCTGAATTGCCCATGTTTACCTCCATTAATACGGGACGGCGGGAAAGGAGTAACCCGCCGCCCCAGCCTGATTAGACTTAGCTAACCAAGCTATTGCTTCATGCTTTTCATAAGTAGCATTTCAGCTTCTCTTATTGCGAATTGCTCATCTGTAAGCCTGCGAGTAGATTTACTTATATTAGACTGGAATTTAATGGCTAATTCAGCTTGAGGTCTTTTAAGGCGCAGGTAAGGAAGTATTAACTTTAAGAACTCTGCGGCGTGCCCTCGGTTCAGTACCCAATCATAACAAGGTTTCTTGTTTCCTTTTCCACCTTTTATACTGATACTTCCGCCAAAGGAAAATTTAAGGTATTGCATCAACCATTCATTAGTATTGGTGACACTAACTCTTAATCGCCAACAAGGTCTATTGGAATTATATCGGTTTCTATGGTCTGCACTAATCCCAATATATCCCTCGCCATCTACTATACCAGCAACATAAGCCAAATCTGTTTTTCTCACTAACTTACGAGTCCCCCGGCATAGGTCGCTCTCCAATCAAGTTCGCAAATGCCGAAGCAATGGCGAACACGGTAGAACACGTTGTCAGTTGCGAAGTCGCCCGACATCGGGCCAATAGACCCGCCGCCGATGGTAACTTTGTCACTGGCTTTCATGCAGATTTCAGGCCTTTCGTGGCCCCTCAGATATCCGGCCTCAAGAGCTGCAATGTCGTTGGGATCTGCGAACAGATACCATGCAGTATTGCCGTTCGTAGCATCGCAAACCGGCAGCCACGGTTCCACGATTAACTCAAGTCCCATCTGTGAGACTACGTTATTCATGGGATATGGAACTGACGGAGCAGCCGCCAGGTCAGTCGCGCCCTGAATCCACATTTTAGTTGCAGATGTCAGGATTTGGCGTGCTGTCATTTCCAACGCCGGAGGAACGACTAGGTATTTCGCCCGGTTAAAGATCGGGCTTCCGCCGGCATCAACCCATCCAGCCATTGCCTCAAGACCTGCTTCCAGGTTAGCAATAGACAGAAGGGCTACTGAGCCGTTGATCTCTCCAGCAGTAGTTTTGTCGTAAAGGTTATTAGCTGCGTGAGTACCGTCATCGTCCGCATATTGATTAACGACTGTATACTGTTCGGTCCTCAATGCGGCTTTAGCAAAGCGCATCGGTGTATCGGTTAGTGCGGCGAGGTCATCGTTGATAATGGCCTCCCAGGAAATATCGAACTGTCTACCGTATTTGTAGACATATAATGAATAACGGGTTTCGTCCCTGTCGGATGCAAGATATTCGCCTTTTTCCGCAACCTTGTCTAGCCTCTGATCGCCGCCGGTAATTGCAAAGCGGTATCCGCCGATCTGTGGTGCAAGCCTGGGGACTGTTGAAGTCCTGACATACTTTCTCCAGCTTGAATCGGTTGCTTTATACTGGGCAAGTACCTGTCTGTCCAATACATCACCGAACAGATAAGGGAAATCTGAAGTCGTTAAGGCTTCACGGATTAGATACTCGTGCTTATGTGGTGAAAGCCCGCGAGCGTTTGAAATAAGATCGACTGTCTCTTTCAGTTTGCGCTCGTGGTTTTCGTCTTTCTTTGCTTCTGAAAGGACTGAATACCCGTTCCAATCCTCCATTTGTTTCAAAAATTCTGGCATTTATTTACCTCCGTTATTTTATTGTGATGAACTTCTCCAAAGCCATCAGGATTGACGGCTCAATCTCCAACGTGTCAGGAAGAGATACCGGTTCAAAAGTTATATTCACCTCTTGCACCATTAATTCCCCGAACTCCTCAAAGAACTGTGAATATCCTTTACTGCCGGGGATGACTTTGTATATGGAAGGATTATCTTGCGGTGTACCATAGGTTTTGACTAATCCCAGCCGTAATTTCTCAATGATCTGTAATTGTTCATTGAGTTTACTGACCAGTTTAGCCAACTCATAGCTAACCTTGATAGGCATCTTGACTTCCATGAGTTTTTCTAATGGTTGCCGTGCGTTGAAGATTTCACCGTTGGTTAATTTCACTTATTTCTCCTTTTTATTTCTGTTTATCCGTCGTAAACGTTGACGTACCAAGTTTTCCCTGCGCTGACATCTCTGAACAACGGGATTGAACCTGCATTGGTGGTCTTTGCTCCAGTTGTCCAAGCAAAGTCTACAGCGGCATTGACATGGAAGATTGCGGTCAGGGCATTGTCGAAAATATTTGTTGACCACAAATACAACCCGCCAGGATTAGCCCCGTCAGTATCTACATACTGTAACCGTCCACCGATAATCATTGTCGCGGTGGTAGTTGTGATACCAGTGGGAAGATAAATGCCGTCGTTACGGACACAGATAAGATTCCCACCAGGTACAGACG